CTTCGACACTTAGTGCCACATAGTGACACCACGGCTTCCCTTCATTACAAGGAAGCCTGCCGATTATTGGATGCCCGAGAGGCAAACGAACCGTGTTACTCCCAGCAACTGGTTCGTTATTACGAAGCTCAAACTCATCAACGCATTCATCGTTCTCCTTAATCGGCAATAGGGGATATGAAGTCCCCTGGCGATATGCCAAGTAGTTAAACGCGAAATGACCAAGGACTCCCAACCGAAGTGGCAGGAGCCCGCAAACAATATGCATCAGCAATGTGGGGGGATACTTTGAGCCGTGCTTAACACTCTCGACAAGTGGTATCAACCATCCGATGTGCCAGGGTCTCCTTTTCGAAATCTCCTCCACCACCACTTGCAGTCCTGCCATAGCAGTTCCACCATATTGTGAAAGATTTCCCGTTGGGACACCAGAGCCCACCTGTCGTACCCACAACAACAAAGCAGCCATTACTGAAACAAGAAAAGGCACACCTATCTCCTTGTCGTTCTTCATGTAAGAAACAAACTTGGAAACACGTGCACCAATCGCCTGTGCAATTAATTTGCGTAGAGTTGGAAGTTTGGTCGCGAGCTCGCCAGCCCACGACTTAAGTAGCCTACTAATCAACACCCGTCGCAAAAGGACATACAAACATGCAGACACCGAAGACCATTTAATGGTCTTAAGCACGATGTCCAACCAAGTGTTTGGACCGTTCCCAGCCCACAACCCCTTGGTCATCTTATTGAGAGACAAGCTCCCAGGCACAATATGTTGGTACATAGCTTCTTCAAAGCGGCGGTTGTGAACCATCGCCAAGAAGGCTAATCGCATACTCACGATTCCAATCACGGATTTAGGGACCAAAGGGGATTCACGGCAAATAAGCTCGCTGTGCCGCATCAGCTCGCGTAACAATTTCTGGTCACGCACTTTGCCTGCCGCTCTCGGGTAAATTTGCTCAAGCAAACATGACGGAACTGGAATGATGTTTCTCATGTGAGATGGAACGCCTCCGTCCACCTTCATATCATCATTGTCAATAACATAATGCATGTTTCCTGCTCTAAAATACCCCGAAATAACCCCCGCAACACCCTTCAATCGCTTATACGTCTCCATTTGCGTTAGATCAAACAGGATGCCAACCATCCCAAGCTTTGATTCTCCCGCCAAAGGAGGTGCGTAAAAGCACAGGTCTCGAAACTCAGCCAAAGCCTCGCGCTTCAACAGGGAACACAATGACACAGAACCTTCTTTACCATTAGGGTAACGAAGGTTTATGGTGCTCCTCTTGAAGTCCTCGCTCGTCCAGTCTATAGTGCGCGCATCAATCAACATCCTCCATTTGAGACCTGCACAACTACCCGCTCCACGACTAGTCTTTGGCAGCCAACGCCCATCAGGATGAAAGTGCTTTCTCCCAAGCACGTCCAACACATTCCAGGTGTTAGCAGTTCCTATCGCGCCCGCCCCATTCGTATGGGGACCAAAGATATCAACAATCAACTTGAAATCTTCGTCCCTCACCCTAGCTGGTAGGACTGGCATTTTTGTCTTCACCACCCCCGAAGCGGTAGTGTCAACTTCTGGACAAATGTCCACTTTCCCCCCAACAGGGGAGCCGGCAGCGCCCCCCCCCCGAGGCGGGGGGGTCTTGCCTACCTTGGCTCGCTTTCCACGTCGTTTGCCGCGCTTGCCACGCGTTGCC